AAATGTAATCTTTGCAACATTCTCGGGGTTTGTAATCTTAATACCGTACTCATAACCTGTAAACTTGAGAGATACTCTTTCCTTGTTATTATCAAGTGTCTCGTAAACTCTAAGCTCACCACGGTCACAAATATTTCCTACCTTGCCAGCTATACCAAAAATACGCTTATCGGGAACAAGAAGTTCACCGTCAGCAGCCTTTCTTGCTCCTGAGAAACCACCGATAAGACAACCGCCATATTCCTTAACGAGACCGTATCTGTTATAGTCGTCCTTCATCTTATCAGACATATAAGATGTATAACCAGACATATTTGCAATAGCCTGTGCGTACTTATTAAGACCAAACATAATACCCTCATCACCGTCAGCAAGATGATCGAGAACGTAAAGAGAGAGTTTATCAAGTATAGCCTTAGTAAGAGCTGATTCACCGCCAGTTACGGCAAATACCTGATTGCCACCTGCAATAGCTGTGTCAAGTGCAGAGAAAATATCCTTAATCTTCTTATTGTCAAGAGCTTCCTTTGCAAATACAGCCATATTAGCAATATTCTTAAAACCACCACGGCGAAGCTGTGCATAAGAAATCTCAGTCTCAACCTGTGCGTGCTTCCAAGTAGGGGTAAGAGCAGATGTATCAATGTAAGATTTAAATACATTACCACCCTTTGCAGCATCATAAGCTACAAGTGTATTCTTGGGTGTCTTGTTAATAATATAATCATCAAACTCACCAATAGAATCCGAATCAAACATCTTTTCAATAAGAGCATCAGGCTTGGAATATACAGGGTCAGTAATTGTCTTGATAATAAACTCTGCAATCTCGTTGTCAGAATCCTTACCCTTAGTACCAATTTCCTTTGCCCAAGCATCAACTACCTGAGAAATCTCATTCTCTTCAGCAGTAAGAGAAGCACCTCTATTTACCTTTTCAGCCCAGTCATACATCTGACCGTTCTTTTCCATAATTTCAGCAATTTCAATCTTAGTAGACATAATTATTTAGCTCCTTTCATTATAAACTTCCAATTAGGAATTTGCTCCCCAATCAACAACCTCAATGGCAATGCCAGCGTGTGTACCAGCGTCCTTAACATCGGTAGAAAATACCTTGAGATTAGATTTAACAGTAGAAGTAGTAGCCTTTTCGAACTTACCATCTACACCAACCATAAGATAATCACCAACTGCAAGACCTGAATCAATCTGGTCAGTCCAATAAAGCTCACCAATAATAGGCTTTACAAGGACAACTGCTTCACCATCCTTAATTGTTTCAAGCTGATAATCAGAAATCTCACCCTTGAGAGAATCAAGACCTGTAGGAATAATCTCCTTAGTTACGAAAAATACGTCTGTTGCAGTAGTAGTCTCAGGAAACTTTGCTTCAAGACCAGTGGTCTTAACAACGCCCATACCAATAACCATATCTTCGCCAGCAGAGTGCATAGCATCTGCATTCTTAGCGTTAATGTCTTCAAGAACTCTAAACATAATAAATCCTCACTTTCTTACTTTCCTAAAAATTTCTTCATTACAGACTTATAATCAGATGTGTCAACAGCATCATCACAAGTAAGACTTGCAATTTCAGTAGTCTTTGTTTCAGCTACCTCAGATGTGTTAACTGTATCATTCTTCTGTGCCATAAGTCTATCAACAATAATTGCCTTAATACCATTCTCATCAACAGCATCAATGAGTTTCTTAATTTCCTCAGAAGTCTCAACTTCATCCAATGTGATATATCCAGACTTAACAGCGTACTTCTTGAGATTTTCCTGCTTTTCAGCCAGTTCTTTTTCTGCCTTTTCAAGTTCAGCCTTTTCAAACATTTCCTTATACTTAGCAAGGCTTTCTACTTCAGCTTTAAGAGAAGTTATCTTTTCATTTGCCTTAATAATTACATCGTTCTTTTCTGAAATTTCAGAATTGATATTTGCAACACTAACAGCAAGTCTGACCTTTTCAGGTTCACTTATTGTAACATCATCGCCATTAACAGCATAAGTAAACTTCATGTACTCAAGTTCACTTTCTCTTCCATCATATTCCACAAGAACATAATTTTCGGCAGGAAACATAAATGCAACCCAACAATAACGAAGTTTGTCTCGACAAAGTTTCTCAATTTTACATCTAATATCTC